CGTCCACCGCGTTGGTGAGGCTGCGGACGGCCTCCTCGGCCTTCTCCATCTCCGCCCGGGCGGCGTCCACGGCCGCCTGGTCCTCCTCCATCGCCTGGGTGTAGACATCCACGGCCCGCTGGGACCGCCAGATCTCATTTTCCACATCGCCCAGGGACATGGAGAGCTGATCGTATTCGCTCTGAAGCTGCCGGACCTTTTCCGGGGAGCCGTCGGCCTCCCGGATCCTCCGGTACAGATCGTTCATCCGGTCCAGCGTTTCGGCCCGCTTTTTCTCTGCCGCGTCCAGGCTCGTCTGCGCCTTTGTCAGGGCAAGGCTGTTCTCCTCCGCCTCGATGAGCACGTCCGCCTGGGCCGCGTACATGGCGGTGAGCCGGTCCTGGTACGCCTGGGCCAGGGCGTTCTGCTTCCACGCCTCGGTGTTGGCCGCCAGGGCGGCGGTGCCGCCCCGGATGGCGTTGTTCTCCAGATCGATGCTGTCTGCCAGCTCCGGTACGGTCTGGCACAGCAGCTCCAGAATATTGTGGTACTCCCGCTGGTCCGCCTCGGAGAGCAGGGCGTAGTCGCCCATTTCCTTCAGCTTGCCGATGTAGGTATCCGCCACGCCGGCGGCGGCCAGGACGGAGGAGGCCGTGCCGTCATAGGCGCCGGCCGCGTCCGCCAGGACTCCCTCCATCTCCTGGGCCGCCCCGGTCAGCTCCCGGACGGCGGGGATCCCGTCGTCCAGGGCGGTGTTCATGCCCACCACGGCGGCCGTGACGCCCGCCACAGCGGCGGCGATGCCGAGGGCCGCACCCACCGGGCCGGTGAAGAGCGCGGCGGCGTTGAGGGCCTTGAAGACCGTCAGGGCGGCGTTGACGCCGGCGATCGCCGCCGCGGCACTGCCCATGACGCCCGTAAAGGTCATAATGCCCTTGGTCAGGGCGGGGTGCGCCTGCATAAAGCCGTCGATCCAGACCAGCACGTCCGTGCCCAGCCCGGCCAGTTCACGCAGCTCCGGGTTGAACTGCTCGCCGATGGTGGTCTGTACCGCCTCCCACGCGGAATTCATCAGGGTCAGCTGGCCGTTGAGGTTGTCCATCTTGATAGCCGCCATACGGCCCGCCGCGCCGGAGCAGTTGTTGATGCTGTCCGTCAGGGACTGGTAGTCCTCGTCCGCGGCGTTCAGAATGGCCAGCAGGCCGTTGTACCCCTCCTGTCCGGCGATAGCCATCGCGTTGTTGACCCGCTCCGCCTCGGTCATCTGCTCGAAATAACCGCGCAGCTCGTCGATGGTTCCGGCAAAGCCCTTCATGGTGCCGTCCGACCTGACGGCCGCGTACTCATACTCCCCGAAGGCCGCGCCCGTGAGGGTTACGCCCTTCAGGAGGCCGTTGAAGCTGTTTTTCAGCGCGGTTCCGGCGATACTGCCCTTGACGCCGGCATTGGCCATGAGCCCCACGGCCACCGCCACGTCCTCAATGCTGTAGCCCAGGGCGCCGGCGACGCTGGCGGACTGCTTGAAGGTCTCGCCCATGATGCTGACGTCGGTATTGGCGCCGGTGGCCGCCGCGGCCAGCACGTCCGCAAAGCGGGCCGTGTCGGACGCCGTCATGCCGAAGGCGGTCAGGTTGTCGGTGACGATGTCGCTCACCCGGGCCAGGTCTTCCCCGGAGGCGGCGGCCAGATCGATGACGCCGTCCATGCCCGAGAGCATCTCCTGGGCGTCCCAGCCGGCCATAGCCATATAGCCCATGGCCTCGGAGGACTGCTGGGCGGTGTACTTCGTCTGCGCGCCCAGCTCCTTGGCCTTCGCCGTCAGGGCGGCCAGCTCCTGGGCGGTGGAGCCGGACAGGGCCTCCACGTTGCTCATGCCCTCCTGGAACCCCGCCGCGATGGTGACGCACTCCGCGTAGGCGTCCTTGATTTCGTGGAGCCCCTTCGCGATGCCCGCCGCCGCCAGGGACTGCTGGGCGGCGGAGAATGCCTCGGAGGCCCGGGTCCCAAAATCACCCGCGTTCCCGGCGGCGGCGAGATAGGCCTGTCCCGCGCTTCTGGCGGAGCTGGCGGCGGCCTCCTGCCGGGCTTGCAGCTCCCCGATCTGCTCGGTGAGACGGGCATCCGCCTGAGCCAGACTGTCCGTATCGACCCCCGCCTCCTGGAGCTTCTGGCTGGTGGCCTCCAGCCGCTGCTTCTGCCGCTCCAGGGCCTCTTCCGTGCCCTTGATGCGCTGCTCCAGGCGCAGCTTCTCCCGTTCCAGGGCGGCGGTGGATCCCGCGGTCTCGCCGATTTCCTGCTGGAGAAGAACGTGCTGCTGCCGGAGATTGTTAAGCTTCGCGTCCGTGGAGGCGATGGCCTGCTCCTGCTTCTGGTAGCTGGAGACATTGGCCTGGAGCCGCTGAAGGTCCTGGATCTCCTTCCCCAGCTTGGAAAATTCCTGCTGTGCCTTGCTGAAGGTCCCCCGGAAATTGCCATTCAGGGAGGCGTTCAGCGCGAACAGCATCTCATACTCTTTCCTATTTGCCATGTCTGCGGGCCGCCTCCCTTCTCCGCTGTTCGTTTTCAGCCTCTATCTCGTTGTTGGCACTGATCCATGGACCTAACTCCACCAGAGGCAGCGCCATCCAATCAAAGGATGGCGTGTTGTTGTTTCTTGCCAGGATCAGGCATTGCTTTCGGAGCCAGCGGCCGCCGTCGCCCGCCTTGACCCCGACCGCAATAAAAAACTCCGCGCGGCGAGGCAGATCGCCCGAAACTCCGGCAGAGGCAGCTCATATAGCGCATCGGCGGTGATCGTCCGAAAACCGTCGGCGTTGCGGTAGGTGCAGGCCCGCGCCGCCATAGCCGTCAGGTACTCCGGCGTGAACTCAGCAACAACGGTGGTCACGTTCCGGTTGAGCAATTCCCGCTCAATGGCGGCGCTGTCCTTGCCACTGAGGGTCTTCCAGTTGAAGGTCAGCTTCTCATAGGTCATGCCCTGGTAAGTAAACGGCTCCTGGAATACATGGGTATAGGTATAGAGGCCCTTTTGTGCCTGGGCCTCCTTCTCCAGCTGCTCCGCCTGTGCGGCGGCATCTGTGATAGTAGTAGTTTTCTTTTCGTCAGACATTGGATCCTCCTTTTATGGGTTTTTACATAATTTTATGTAATTTTCTCTTGACATTACACAAAGTATGTACTATAATAGAATCATGGAAGGGGTGATACAGTGAAACGCCGGGATGTACTAAAGAAACTGCAAGACGCCGGATACTCCATCATCCGGGATGATGGAAGCCACACAAACCTATGGAAGCCCGGCAGCAGGGTCATCCAGGTTCCACGGCACCGCGAAATCAATGAAAACACCGCAAGACAAATCCTGAAGGACGCGGGGCTGAAATAAGCCCCGTGTCCTCCGAAAAATAAGATGGGAGGTAACACGATGAACACGTTCGTTTATCCCGCGCTGTTCCATTTCAACCAAAATGACGGGTCGTACACGATCACCTATCCCGATCTTCCGGGCTGTGTCTCTGAGGGTAAATCCCTGGAAAACGCCCTGTATATGGCGCAGGACGCTTTGAGGCAGTGGCTGGAGTGTGCGATTGGAGTCGGCCAGGAAATCCCCGCCGCCAGCCGCGTGGAGGACGTTGCCTGCGGCCAGGGGGAATTTGTAAATCTGGTCCGCGCGGAACTGAAGGATGACCGCGCCGTCCGGCGTACCGTCAGCATTCCCAAGTGGATGTACGATGCCGCCACGGGCGCAAATCTCAGCCTGTCCCGCGTTCTGCAGGACGCGCTCAGGGAACGCCTTGACGTGCAGTAAACATGACGCAGGGAGCCGCCCCCCGGTTGGGAGCGGCTCTTTTACGTATCAGGCATATCCCAACGCCTTGCGGACGTCGGCCATGTAGTCCGTGCCGTTGACGCGGAAAATCATGTTGCGCTTGTCGATATACCACAGCTCCACGCCGTCGCGGTAGGCGGCAAACATATAGACATCGAACTCGCCGGAAGCATCGGCGGCAGCGGCAGGCGCGATGCTGCCCGGTTTCATACTCCTGGGCCGCGCAATCAGGACATACTTATTCGGCCACATGCCGATCTCCGCGTCCTCGATGTCCCAATACTCCTCCGCCACCCGAAGCTCGATCTGGTGCTTGCGCTGCTCCAGGAACAAAGTAAA